GTAATCTCTTCTAGTTTTATATTTGATAATCTTATTGTTGCGTTTCTTAATTTAGCCGATTTCTCTTGTTTAAGGCGATTAATTATATATTCTGGCTGATTAGCTCTTAAAGATAAAATAGCGTGTAAAATGTGCGCGTACATCGCTTCTTCAGCTAGTTTAGGAACTCTTGTATCTAAATCATATGCAAGTCCATCTGATATGTACTCCAATACAATTAATTTGTCTACAAGCCCATTACTAAAAGATATTTTACCTTCTCTATCATTTATAGTAAACCAACCGTTTCCATTTGAATATTGTGGATCTAATCCATACCTTTGTCCAAAATAACCGTACCATAGCCAATTGTCATAACCGTATCCGTTATCAGCCCAATTGCCTCCATTATTAAGGTTATTAGTTAATTGGTAAACATCGTTACTTTTCCATCTTTTTTCAGTTAAAGAATCTCCTTCTATGTTAGATCCAAAGTTATCCTGCACAGGAACTCCTCGGTTATCTTGAATTGGATTTGTATATGGATCGATGGTTAAATTGTTTGTTGGGTAAAGCGGACGTTTAACACCTTGATGATCTATCCATGAAACCTTAACATAATTAACATAATCTTGAGGCAATACCACGCTTAAACTTGGCGGTATATTTAATTCTACTGAATGAATGCTTTTTAAAGTATCATAGCTAAATTCCTGCAAACTTCTTTTAGCATGGAATATTACGTCGGTTCTTTTAACAGAAGGTATTAATTTATCTTTACCAACATAAGCAACCATAAAGTTATTTATAATATCATTTAGTGTAATATAAGAATAACTTCCATAATTAGTTTCAACTGTATTACCATAAGCCATTTGAGCTGGAGTAGTACCGTATTTTCCTCCATCCAATGTTTTTAATTGTACTACAATATAAGTACCTAATGCTGGAGCATTCCCGGCAGTAAATACAATTGCATTTTCTACAACAGAATAATTAGCTACTACCTCTGAAAAACTTCCAGGATAACCATTAGGGCTAGTATATAATTTATAGTTGTTCAAACCATAATTTACATTCAGCGGATCTGAACTTCCATAAATTAAGTCTGTATTAAATGTAGTTAAGAAGGTTAAATTACCCGCAGTACTTTGTACAAATCCTTGAGCTCCTTCGTAGTATTGTCTATTTGTTTCGGTGATTAAGCCGTCGTTTGGTGTAGGCATTTTTTATTAGCTTTTAGAATTAACATTTTCTGCTTGAACTTGTTGTGCAGCTACTTGTATAACTTGAGGATCTTTAATAACTATACCTGAATAAAGCAGTATTCTAGTTATTAAATTTGTTTGCTCAGTAGGATGTAAATCAAAGTTTTGAGATGTCCCAGGATTGTATACATATTGGTAAGTTGGTGCGGTAGCTGTAAAGTTCCATACTGGGTTATATGGTTTTCTCACATAGGTGCACGATATTGTATTATTACCAGTAATAGTTAATGGATATACTTTAATATCAAAATTTTTATATGTATATACAGGCCAATACGTTGTAGGTTTAGTAATTGGCGATAAATTAAGTTCTAACAATTCATTTGGTTGAACGTATTGAACTTCTTTTTCTCCCTTGTATATAACGGTACCTAACTTATAAAGTTCAGGTTGAGGTGTTGCGGTTGGAATATTTAATTTAAATACTCCTCCGGTATAATTACAATTGGCTGATTCTTGAAATATAGCTATCTTTTCTTCTAAGTTTTTTACACGATCACTATATTCTGAATCATTGCTATTAACTCTATACTGTTGATTTAAGTCTTCAAAGTATTCATTAAAGATTTCAAGTTGAACTTGAGCTGCCGTTTTATTAAATTCATCAGGAGTTAAATAACCCCTTTGCTCTTTATTAAGAATTAATAAAACAGTTCTATAAACTATATCTACATTTACTGCCATTTGCTTATTTTATTATAATATTAAGGCGGTAGCTTTCGGTACCGCCTAATATTAGTATTACGTATTATTTTAATTTTTTCTCTATCGACTGGAAGACATTAATACCTTCATCAGTTTTAAAGAATGCAGCCATTGCTGAGTATGGATTTTCATCAAAAGGTACCGTCATTAACTTTCTATCATTTTCACCCCAATGGAATGTTCTTTGATCTTGGGATAATCTTATAATACCAGTTTCAGTTGCTCTAATTGCTACATTTCTAAGATGTACATTTTCATCATTTGCTAATTCAATAAATAAGGAAGGATTTCTTTTAGAAAACAATAATAAATCTCTTCTAATTTCTTTAGAGCTCATATTGTTAACTCTAGACCCAACTTCAACTCTAACTATTGCTTCAGCAGCATCAATATCCATCTCCAATGCCATGTTCATTGCTTCCACCTCTAATTCTAAATCGTCTAAATCATCTTCTGCTTCAATTGTAGCATCAAATTCCGTATATTTAATATTTAATCCAGGATGATATAGTGATAATAACTTTTGTAAATTTTGCCTTTCTTTTGGCACATTTAAAATACCATTTTCAAATACAATGTGTCCTAAAGTAACTTGCCCTTTTTGTTCACTAACTAACGGTGAATTTTGATTTGTTGCGTATCTAATTTCTTCTTGTTGTCCAGTAATTTTATCAAACCAAATTAATGGATAACGAGATGTGTGTCTACAAGGTAAAGTAAATGTTAGTGGAGCATACCCATCTGCTAATATATACATACGGTCTTTTATCTCCCATTTTGGTTTTTGTGGTTCTTTTTTTACCGGTGTTTCTTTTTCAACCACTTCGGTATATTCTTGCGTTGCGATTTCCTCGTCAACTAAAATTTCTTTTGCTTTTGTATTTGCTTTTGTTGCCATAATATAATATAATTTAATAATTTATTTTAAAGGTAATAATTACCCTCGCCGTTTCAACGAGGGTAATACTACCAGGTTTTTAGATTGAAGAAGTAAACAATACGAAATTATTTGCTCCTTGAGTAACTAAACATCTTTCTGATAAGAAGTGTACCTCCATTGCATCAAGGTCAGAAGTATAAGCACCCCCAACAGATCCAGTGATCCAGTTTTTCATTCTTCTATCATCAGCTTGGTTAGCTCTGTAACGAACGTGTAAGAAAGGTCTACGAATATTAGTTCCTAACATTTGATCGTAAACTGTAGATGTTCCAGCAGGAACAAGGATACCGTCAATAGATGTATTAGCCATACCTCCACGAGTAGAAGCATCATTTAAGTATTTCCAGTCAGTTTTGTAGAAGTCATAAGAACCTCTTCTGAATCCAGAGAAACCTAAGTTTAATGCCATTTGCTCAGAGTTTTCAAATAGCCCATAAGCAACACCACCGGCAGCACCAGCAGATAAAGAAGCTAACATATCATCAAAGTCAAGAGAAGTAGCTCTGTTCAAGAAGAACATGTTTTCTTCAATAGCTCCTTGAGTATCTAATCCTTTTAAGATAGAATCAAAATCAGCTAAACCAGCAGCAGCAGTAAAGTTATTTACAATGTTTCCTCTTTCTTTAACCGCAGAGAAAAGACCTTGAGTACCTTTAATTTTCAATCCAGTTAAGTTAGCATTAGTAGCTAATTCCCCTTCAATAACAACCATTTCTAAGTAATCTTCAAAACGTAATCTTGTTTCAGATTCAGCTTTTAAATACCATAAGTATCCAGAAGTTCCATCTTCAGTAGCAACCTCAACCCATCCAATTTGAGCTGTATCAGATCCAGAAATAGCATATTTTTCTTTAATGATAACTGGTGAATTGCTAAATTGAGTAAATGAAGGAGTAACTGAATTTAAAGTAGAATCAGTAGATCCTTTTTTGAACTCAGAACCATAAACAAAGATTTTAAGATCCCCAGCTCCAACAGCCGTAACAGGGAAAGCAACAGTACCAGCGTTTAATGCTGTTTGTGTATATGGTTGAACTGTAATAACCGCAGGGTTTGTACCAGCAGCAGTAGAAGCAGTAACGTATACTTTAAGTTCTTTACCTGTAGATGGACTCATAACTACTAAAGTTTGTCCAACAGAGATAACATTGTTAACAAAATTGTTACCAGAAGTACTATCTACTGCAAATGACAATGTATTTGCTCCAGTAACTGATACATTGTTATAAGCAATGTGTAATCTGTTTTGTTCAGACCAAACGATTTGGTCAGAAGACATTGGCATTTCAGCACCTACCATACGTAAGAATCCAGATAAAGTTCTGTTTCCATAACGCTCTACTTCTGCTTCGTAGATTTCTGGTAAATATTGTTGAGAGAAGTTTTTACCACTTCCGTCAGTAAAGTTTAAATAATTTGTATCAAGTATTTGTTGCGCTTGAGACGGTTTAATAGATCCGTAAGGAGTACCCGTTTGGGTATTAACCATGTTTGACATAATTTTTTGTTTTTAATGTTAAAATTTTTTTGTTTGTATTCTTAATTTAGAAGAATCAACACCATTTATAGCTTTAACTTTAAATCCATTTATAAACCCATCACCATTAGGAACAGTCCTAGGGGCGTCGCTTATGTTATTGGATTTTGCAACAACCTCTTTAATTGCGTCGGCTTTGCCTTGCTCGTAAAAATGTCTTGCAATAGTATCCGCATTTTCTGCTGCATAAATCGCTTTGTGATAACCTTTAACATCTGCAACTTCTCCATCTTTATTTAAGAACTTCTTAATAAGATTTGAAATATCCGATTGTTTTTCAGCTAATGTTTCTTGATTTGCAACTCCATATCTAAAACTTTTTTCACCAAGATTGAATTCAAAACCTTTGAAATCTTGCGTAAATAATTTTTTAGTTTCATTTTTGAATCTAGAGTGTTGCTCTTGTGCTGATTCTTGCTGTTTGTTGTATCGGTTAAAAAAGTCCATTGCCTTTTGTTGCTCTTGAGTAACGCCCGGTCTCAACTTGATCTCGTCGTAATATTTACTCTTGATTTGTTCCAAATGGTTTTGAGCTTTTGCAACCTCCTCTTTAAAAGCGAGTCTTTTTTTACGGACATCGCGTTCATCGTCTAGATCCTCATCATAATCAAAATTATCTTCTATTAAGAATTCAATTTCTTCATCATTTAAATGAGGTCTTGTATTTTTATAATATTCTTTTAATAAAATATTACTGTCAACATTTGAATAGTCAGCATTTAATCTAACATAATCTTCAACTGTTCCACCAGTTTCTTCCATAAAAGATACTAACTTTTCTATATTTTCCGGTAATTGTCTACCTGTATTATTTTGCTCTTGAACTTGTTCCTTTAATTCTTGTTCTAAATCTATTACTTCTTGAGCTATTTCTTGCTGATTGATTTCTTCAATAGCATTTTCAACGGTCCCTTCGTTTCCTTGTCCCATTTCTTGCAATCCCATTTCGGGTTGTTCTGGGTGTAACACGCCTTCTGTTGTGCTTTGTTCTTGAATGGCATCTGTTTGTTCTTTAGGAATTACTACTTTTATTGGTTCCTCCGTTTGTGTTGGAGCAGTTAAATCAACTTTTATAGGTTGATTGTCTTTAACTAATTTCCTAGGCGTAGCTTTTTTAGCTTTAAGCTTAAACTCCCCTTCTTGTTTTACTTGTTCTGACATGATAAAATATTATATAATTGTTAATAAAATTTATTTTGGTTCAAACTGGGCTAAATCAAACCCTCCCATATTATCAAACCCGGCAGACTCAAAGTCTTTGGGCATTGTATTATTTTGTCTTTGATCAATTAATTCGGACTGTTGCGTACCTCTTAATTTTTCTCTAGCATCTTTTCTGTCTTCTATTTTATTTAATTTTTCGGCATTTGCCTGGGCTTGTACTTGCGCTAGCTGCATTTGGTATTGGAATTCTTCCATCATCAATTGCTTTTTCAATTGTGCTTCAAACTCCATCTTTTGTATTTCAAATTGGTTCTTTGCTTGTGCAATTTGAATTTGAGTTTCCGCTAAAGCTTGTTGCTTTTGTACTTCTGATAACGCTGCCGATTCCGCTACTTGAGCATTTGCTTGTGCTTGTGCTTGTATATTAGCTTGCTGAACAGCTTGATCTCTTTCTAGCTTTTTCTTTCTTTTGTATTTTAAAGATTGGTTAGCTAATTTAAGGTTTTTAATTTCTCTTAGATCAATTGCATCTTCAAGTTCGATTCCACCTGATTGCAAAGCAACCTGTATATTTTGTTCTAATTGAGCTTTTTCTTCTTCATCTGGTTCTAATTCTAAGAATATACCAAAGTCATGAATATCTAATGATTGTAATTCTCTTAACGTTTCAGTATTAAATATAGATATACTTTGTGTTAAAGCATTATTAGTCATTGGGTAATTTAATGCATCTGCCACTCTCTTAGATATGTTTTCACATATTCTTTGTGTTAAAAATAAACTTCCTTCTAATATATGACGTGTTGCCGTATTTGAGTTTGCCGCGGCCATTTTTTGTATACCAACTAAAGCATCTCTGCTTGGAGTACTACCATCAGACGCTTCATTCAATCCGGTTACATCACGGATCATTTGTAAGTAATATTGATATGTAGTAATTAACGACTGTATTTTAGCATTACCCGCCGATGTTTGCAATTCCTGAATTGGCACCTTGCCCGGGTTCATCCCCCCGTCTTGCGATTGGGATCTACCAACTATACTACCAGTTTGGAAATACATATTTAATGCTTCCGCAGCATTATAGTTTGTACCATTACCTAAATCAACTTCAGCTAATCCATCAACATCTACGAATACTCCATCAGGCACCATTTTAGATAGTACTTGTTGTAGTTTTAAATGCGTTAATTGAATCATGTCCGCAAAGGTAGTAATCCTATTAACTAAAGATTCAATTCTACCACGGTACATTCTTGGAGCCGTAATTGCATAATTCATATCAACTTTAGTTGTATCAGCAACTGGGCGTGTCATATTTTCAGCTAATTTCCATTCAAGCATTTTTGGATGCCCTAATATTTTAGCTCCACTATATAATACTTCTATTGATCTTGATACTACATTAAAGTTATCACTTGGTGGCGGATTAAAAAAGTCTGTTTTAACTAAAGCTTTTTCTAATCCTTGCTCTGTTTGTTTTATTTTAAATACTTGGTTAGAATATGTTTTATATTCAAAATACAATACTTGAACGACATTTCCATCCTGATAAGCACCATTATAATTTCGTACATAACTTGTATTCCCTTGGTATTTTTCAATCTCTTTCATGTCTTCATAAGACAATCCGGGAAATTGTTTTTTTAATTCTTCTAAACTTACCGATTTTACTTCTCCAACATAATATATATCTCTAAAGTTTGGATCTTCCGTGTAAGAATAAACTAAATTTGCGGGATCTACATAATCTATAGTAATACTATTTGATCTATTAAAGTTTGTTTTTGTAGCAGCAATACCAATTACAGTTAAATCATAATTTAATCTTTTGCTTATTAAATCGTATTTATTAAGTGCTAAAAAATTATTTATTACTTCTTCCTCTGCTATCTCAACAGCTTGTTTAAAGTTTAATTGTAAGTTAATTTCTAATTCATCTTGGTCCTCAGGTAATGATTCTGGGTTTTGAGTATTATATAAATTAACGCCAAAAGTATCTTGTATTTTATTCAATAATTTTTTAGCCATCATATCACGCAATATAGATTGAGTGTATTGTGTTTTTTTAATTACTGAATGAGGGTCTTGCGCTACTGCTCTAATTTTATAGCTTTTATTGGAAATACCATTAACAATTATATCAACAAATTTTGATATAACTGGTATTGGTTTCCAATCTAAATTCAAATAAGATAAATCTCCATTAATGGATAACTCATCTTTATATTTTTGTACAGGTTGCTCTCCTCTTGCGTATAATCTTAAACTATGGTATTTTTGCCAATTAGTTCCCCATCTACCTCCAGGCATTCCGCCACCAGATAAACCACCAATGCTTCCTGCCCCTCCATTGTTATTAAACCATTCATACTCAATCGCTTGAGCTACTTGCTTTCCATACTCTAAACTTTGCTTTTCTTCATCCGGTACCACCTGACTAGGAAAAACACTATTACCATTAGTATAATTCATTTATTGTATTATTTGTGAACTTAGTCCGCTATTATTATATTTTTTAAATCCTAATTCTGCTTTAGGTCTTTCGTAAGGTGTAGTTGGAGTGTACAAGTGCTTATTACAAGCCATTATAGCTAATCCTGAACTAATAGAAGCATCATGTTTAGTTCTATTGTTTATATTGAATCTTGCCCAGTCTTCTAACGTTTTTTGGAAATACATTGTTCCATAATTGCCATCAGTAAATCCAACGTGATTTTCAATATAAGTTTCTATTGCCGAAGCGTGAGCTTGCATTATATCTTGTGATGAGTTTGGTATTCCACCAATTTCTTTTTCAGCCGGTGATAATTTATTCCAAACTTTATCGGGTCTATTAATTGAGTAACCTCTATAACCTCTTCTTTTTAAATAATAAAGTAATCTTGGTTTATTATTTTCTGCAAGTATTGGCATTCCGTAAAATACTAAAGCTTTTAAAACATCCTCAAAAAATATTTCTGCTGTTTGAGGTCTTGCAATATATTCTAAAAAAAAGTGATTAGGTGGGACATCTTCCATTGAAAACTTAGTTAATCCATGCAAAGCGCCATTAGATCCTCTGCTTGCATCAACTGTTCCCGATATATCGTAACTATCGCATCCAAATGCGCCGCAGTGTTCATTACCTGGATACTTTAGTCCATTCTTTATTATTACACGATTTTGGAGATGTTTAGGTGGAACCCAAGAAATTAAAAATCTTCCGTCTTTATCCGGATAAAATTCTACAGCACTATCTTGTATACCACGTTCCCATTGAAGACTGCCTCGGGTTAGTACTGCTGAGTTTCTTAGATCATCATTATAATCTATTTGCTCATATATCTTCGTAAGATTAAATAAAGATTGTTTTGCTTCGTCTCTAAAAGCGTGTTGCTCAGTTCTTGGAAATTGACGATAGTATTCATTTAAACCATCTTGATCGTTTTTTAAACCATCAACTTCATTTTGCCAATGCTCAATAACCCCATACTCTATTTCGTTTCCGTCAACCCCTTTGATTGGTTTTTTTGGAGTGTCGAAGACAGGTATGCCATAAGTATCAATGAATCCCTCGTAGGACCATTCCATAGGTATGAACAAACTATATAATCCTGAGCTAGTCTGTCCATTGCGGTTTCTTTTCGTAACATCTGAGTCGTAGTAAAGTTTTTTAAAATTGTCTCCTCCTTTATCTAAAGCATTTGATGTTGAACCCATCATACACTTACCAATAATACGACTACCTAATCGTAAACATGTTTTTGTAACACGCCAGTTATTTAATATATTATCAGGTTTAAGCCATTTACCACTTTCATCATGAACAAGGAGTTTTAATTTCTCCCCATCATAACTGTTATCCCCTGTATTTTTCCAGTCAATAGTTGTATCTAATCCTTCAAGTTCTTCTGGTGCATCACTATTATCAAGTTTTCTTCTTGTAAATTTAGAAGCTGGAACTCTATAAGCTAATTCTGTTTTAGGTCTATCCATACCGTCCTGGATAGGTTTAAAAAAGAAAGGGTAGTTAATTGAGATTGGTACAACTTTATCAGTAAACATTGTTTTTGCGTCGGATCCAGACTTAGATAATATTCCAAATCTTGAGTCACTTGATATGGTAGCTTGATTAACTAATTCTGCAGAAGACATAAATGAAAATCCAGAACGTCTATTTTTTAAATAACACATTCCGTAGCATCTAGTATCTGCTTTACAAGCTTCCCAAAATATAAAAAACAATCTATTTGATTCTCTAAAATCAGGAGGCCCAACATCTATCTTGCTCCATTGCAAGTACATATAGTGTGTACCTGTTATATAAGTAGGTATTCCATTATTACTAAAAAATGTACCTTCATCTCTTCTTTTAAATTCGTTGTCAACATAATCGTACCAACGTTCTTTAAAATGATCTGGATATTTATTCCAGTCAAATACATTTTTTATTTTTTCTAATTCTTTTGGGTAATCTATTTTTTCCCAATATTGCTCTTCTTTTTTAGCAGATCTTGAATATACTTCTTCCGCTAAAGGCAAAGCTATTTTTAAATTTTGTATCTCATATACTTCTCCAATCTTACCGGTCTTGCTTATAACAACAACATCATGTTCTTTATTATAACCGTATTTCCATTTACCATACCTATTCTGTTGTTTAATAACAGATGGTTTTATATGGTTTGGTAATACTCTAAATAAGTTTTGTTCGTACATTATCTAGATCTCCCTTCTGCAAAACCTTTAAATACTTTCTGAGTATTGTCTTTTGCGTTATCTTCGTCCGCAATTATACGTTCTTCAAGTTCTATTCTTGTAAGTATTTCAAATGCATCAAATATGGCTAACTTTTTTGTAGCTGCTGCATTCTTTAATTTGTCTGCCGCTAAATCATCTTCGCCGTTATCCAAGATTGCTTCCTCAGCCACCTTGATCAATTCCAACACTGCTTTGTGTCCAGCTTGGATTATATTCAGCTTCGTCTCCTTTATATTCATATTTAATTACAATATCATTAGATTTCATACAATACAATCGCTCTCCATCAATTAAAAATTCCCATTCACCATCTGGAGTATACCCAACTAAGTCTCCTGGATTGATTTTAAGCTTGTTTAAAGACTCATTTCCGTATTTTAGTATACCAATAAGTCTTTGCTCTTTATCGAGCTTTAAATAATCTATATTTTTTAATGGTTTAATAAAACATCTGTCTCCAAATGTTTTCCATTTACCTTCATTTTTATACAAGTAGATTTGGTCCAGATCACAAAAATACAAATCGTCCATAAAATAAGCACGACTGTTTTTTTGGTTACCTCTAATATCGTAAAATCTTCTAAATACATTGTGATGAATTACCACAAGATCTCCTTTTTTAATGTCTGTTGAATAAGCTAGCGGGGTAGAAACCACCTCCGCTAATTTATTCACTGATTTAAAACTTTCTATTTTAGTATTTAGTATTAGTTCTTTGCCATCTACTTTAACTTTGTTATTGTACCTATCACCGACAGGTTTTACAATAAAGTTAAATACACTTTGCATTAGTATTCTAAATCGTATTCTACAGATACTGCCATGTTATGATTGAACTTTTTCCAAGGCATTACTTCATCACCTTTTTTTATATAAACATTGTACGATGCGTCCACATCATCCACTAAAATACATGCAATTTCATGACCCCCATAAACTTGTTGCCCTATGGAGTAATGCATCGCCTCATTTTTATAATCAATGCCTATACTTATTTTTCTAATTACAGAACCCATTATTCACTTACTGGAGTTTCCTCCTTAATATCAGTATATGTTCCATCCTCTAAGTTAATATTAATTGGTCCATATTGTTCTTGTAATTCATTTTTGAACTCTTCAATTGCTTTATTAACATCAGCAATTTGATGTAAAAACCCATGCTTCTGCGATTCCAAAACACCAATATTTGTTAATAGCGATTGTAAATCTTTTTGCTGATTTGTGATTTTTTCTAATTGTTCTTTTGTAATTTGTTTTACTACTTCCATTTTATTTAATTTAATTGTTAATTTTTATTTATTAAAAGCAAGATTGCAAAGTTGTTTTTACTTGCCCATTTGTGTTATCTATTAAATACCCATCTTCGATTGGCAGGCCGGTAAATGCATTCCAAGTTCCCGGTATAAAAAATGGTATTGTTAATGCTCTATCTTCATATAAATAAATACCTGGACCAAATACATCAGATGATGAATAAGGATAAGCAATTGTATCTCCCGCGCAGTTTGTTATAGCTAATTTATAGGGGGGCCCCGCTAAATATGCACTAGCATTAGGCCAACCTATCCCTATACCCATTTTCATTAGTAAAGAGCTATAATGTTGGAGCAACTTGTGCTAGTGACATCGCCGTCAGTAGCCCACACAGCGCTTACTATAACCGGGAAAAAAGTGCCGTCTGGCACATTATTAAAAACAGTATAACCGCTTTGCTCATCTGCGCTATATAAATCTGCATTCCCACCTACTACTCTACAAACTAAAGTCCCTCCAGTGCCAATATATAATGCGGCTGAATTTAAATTAATAGCTGTGTCTGTATCTGATGGGTTTCCCGTTGGTGTTGCTGTTGCTGCTCTTGTTCCAAAATCAGGTTGATTTCCAAATTGTCCCATAATTATTTTTTAAATATTTTATTATATATTTTACTTTTATTTTTTGTATTCAATTTAAATTCTAATACAGTATTCCCTGGGAAAGAATAATCTTTACCTGGTTCCATTAATTTAGAATTACCTTCATTATCAATACCCAAAACGGGGAAATCTACGTTTTTCATTGTGATGTCCCCGCTAGGTATTACATTATAAGGTCTATCTTTATCAGCGCTATTTTTTTTATAACCTGTTGTTGATAGATTTTTCATTTAGCATTTTTTCATTTTTGCAGCAGAGGTTTTAGGCTTCATTTGTCTAGGCCCTCCTTTTTTGCTTTTAGGCGTTGTAGTTTTAACGCCTGTAACTTTATTAAATTGCTCTAAAGCTTTAGGTACTGCCTCAATTCCAAACACTCTTTGAGCTTCATCTTGTTGAGTTACGTTTTTTCCAGTAATAGCCCCAACCCTAAGATTAGTTAATATTTTTGATTTATCTTCTTGCGTAGCAGATACTTTCCCTGGTCCTTGATATTCACCGCCTTGTCTTTCAATTGCTTTTTTACCATACGGATTATTTGGAGAAAAATTAAATGAAAAAGTTCTTCCTGCTTTTTCTCTAAGTTTTGGATCTTTAATTCCACTTAAGTAATTCATACTGTCTCTAGCAACTTGACTTTGTTCTACAGCTTTTGCAGCGTCTATTTTTGTTTCATAACTTGTAATTTTACCAGATACAGGGTTTTTTTCAACATTTTTAATTAAATGTTTTTGTTGCTGTGGGTAATCTTGTAAAATTCTAGTTGCGTGGAAAGAAGCGCCGGTCCCTTTTTCGGATTCTTCCACATCAGCCGCCTTATAATTTGGTTGTTTTTGCAAAAATGCACTAGGAATTCCGTGCCCCGTTTTTTGTTTCATTGGGCCACCTGGGGTTTGTTTGTATGCCATTTTGTTTTTTTTAATTGTTGGTTATTATTTAATCTTAGTATAGTATATTTTTGCTTCAGCGTCTCCGCTAACTTGGCAAAGCAATTTGTTGTTTTCAGTTAAAGTAAATTCACACCTAACAATCCATTGATTTGGTTTAAAAATGGTGTCAATAATTAAACTAGTTTCATTAACTTTTAATCTAATCAAGTCAATTGGCTCTCCGGTTGACCCACAAATTTCCTGAACTTGCAAATTTCCTTCAATATCTTTCCAAAAAAACAACTGTGAGGATTCCTCGTTTGGTTGCCAATAACCAACTAAATCATCAACATTAATTTTTTGTTGAGCAAAAGTGTTTAAACTGAATAATGCAACTGCGATAATTAAAAATACTTTTTTCATAATTAAATAATATTAGATTTATATAATATTATTATTACGCGTATTTACTGTTTTTTATAAGCTTCCATTTCCCAAGGTAATTTTTTATTTCCTTCGTCCATAGTAGCTCTAGGGTATTTTTTGCCTTTCCAAATAACATGAGTATCCGTATAATCTAAATCGCCACGCTTCATTTGATCTATATGAACTTTCTCGTGAGATATGGTTTTATTTTTTTTTAATTCTAAAGGGGACACGTCTTTGTTAATTAGGATTGCTCCATTATTTTGCGCCATACCTAATACATCACCATCCATGTCTGTACTATAGATTGGAGTATTGTCCATATTATACGGTGCACCCTTCATTATAAATGCCATGGTATTACTTTTTTGTTTTAGCAGGAGTTCTTTTAACTTTACCGTATTCTTTCATTTGTTCAGCTTTAGACTCTTTCTTTTCGTGTTTAGCCATTGCTGCTTTAGAAGCATACTTTTCCCCTGTTTTCTTTTCGATAACTTTTTTAGTTGCCATATTTTTTTATTTAATTAAATCCCCTACAAAAATTAATTTATAGGGGAATTAAGGTTATTATTATGCTACAGAAGGAACAACAGCGATAGTAGCTCCAGCAGGCATTGCAACTTCAACAACTGTAGGCCCAGCAGGACTTAAGATTGCTTTGTTAACAGCGTTTACTGTAGCGGCTGTAAGAGCAGCAGTACCACCTGAAACTGTGAATGTGTAAGTTTTTCCGTCAGCGTAAACTAAAAAAGTAGTTGTAGTAGCATATACTACACCAGTAATATTTGCTACATTAAAAAGAAATGGAGCAGTAGCGCTTAATGTGTTTGGAATTGAGATAAATTTTACCATTTTGTTATTTGTTTTGTTTGTTATTTATTAGTTGTTGTTTATTAATATCTTCCTTTTGCTTTCATTGTGATTGGGCCTGGTTTACAAACAGGATCATCAAACCTAAGTTTAATTCCGTTTTTACCGGAACTAGACCCTTTGCCTTTTGGGTATCCAGTAGAGTCCCATGGGCCAGCCCATACAGCGTCTGCTCCTAATCCTCCTATTTGACCTTCTTTATCTAAAGGCAATCTTGGGTGTTTTGTTGCGTTTATATTCATAACTAAATATTGTTAAAGTTTGGAGTTGGTGTTATTGCGCTAGGATCAACTGGTGGCGTTAATGGACCTACAGTTCTTGTAAATGTATTTGGATTTGCATTTCCATACATCCCACTAATTGCCGCAGCATTACTAAATGCTTTTGGATTAATTTGATTTGGCACCATTTGGTTTGGGTTAACACCCATTTGTCCAGGCACCGGCATTGCTCCAGCCATAGTTGGATCAACTTGATTGTATACTCCGTTATTCATCATAACTATTTCTTGTTTTATCGTTATTTACATTTTGTATTGCTGTTATTGCAACAGTATCCATATACGTTTTGCCTTTCATTATAGTGTTTCTATGGCTAGTTGGTATATCGTCTTTACCCAGCATTATACGGTACATCTTATTTATTAGTTGTTTACACTTAAATGAAACTTTATATATATTGTATTTTTGAGTTGTATGGTTTCTATTTCTCCAAACCACTATCCAACCTTCTTTTAATAAATTGTTCCAGCGTTTATTATCCCAACTATATGCGTATGTACCTATCTTATAATCCTGTTTGGTAAAAAAATCCATGCAGTCAAAGTATATTAGCAACTCTAAATCTGCATCGGTTAAATTATTGTTTTTACAAGCCCATCTGCGTATTATCCTATAATGTTTTAGCAATCCAAGATCCTTAATATCTGATGCTTCTAAACGGCTCATAATACAACAACTACATCGGCAAGTTTTATAACGTGGTATATTTCTTTTCCAAGCTCTATTTTGTGACCAGCATGCCTATCATAAAAAATTATATCACTAACTTTTACTCCAGCAACTTCTTCACCAACAGACATCACTTGAGCTTCTACATACCTAATATCTTCTCTCTGATTCTCTGCAAGTAATAAACCGCCTTTCGTTGCGGTAGTCCCCTCTTTTACTTTTTGTATTATTAAATTCCTACCTACTGCTTTCATTGTACTCTCAAATTATTGATTACACAATCCGTTGACAATATAGTAGTAGCTACTGAAGCCGCATTTCTTAATGCTGATTTTGTAACTAATAAAGGATCAATAATACCTGCTTTAATCATATCAACAGTTTCACCTGTTATAACGTTAAGCCCGTACCCAACTTTTGATATTGTTTCTAATGGGGCATGATCAATACCTGCATTATCTAATATAGTTTTAAAAGGTGCTCTAATAGAATCTAAAAGTATTTCTTCACCAGTAGAAAACGTATCTATATTGTGAGAAGCATTTAGTAAAGCAATTCCTCCTCCTGGTACAATACCTTCTTTGATTGCTGCCTTGGTTGCGCAAATGGCATCTTCTATTCTGTCTGCTTTTTCTTTTAATTCTATTTCTGAATTAGCACCAACTTTTAAAACAGCAATTTTAGCTGTTAGTCTTGCTAATCTTTTTTCTAGCTTAATTACTTGAGCCGGTGAATTATTTTCTAATAATGACTTTTTAATATCATTTATAATATCCAAAATTTCTTCTGATGTTTCACCAACTTGAAGTATTGTTTCTTCGTGATTTGTAACACTCTTAATACAAGTACCTAACATTTCAGGACGTATTAAATCTAAATCATCACCTAGATCTTCATTTATTAATGTTGCGCCTGTTAATAAAGCCAAATCATCAAAGATTTCTTTTCTATTAACTCCAAATACCGGAGCGTCAATAACATTAACTTTTATATTGCCTTTTGATTTATTCATTGCTAAAGCTGATAATGGAACTTGATCCATATCCGCAATGATTAACAAAGACTTATTATTTTTTATTACGTACTCTAATACTGATTGTATTTGACGTATATTTTCAACCGGCGATTCTACTAATAAAACTAAAGGATTATCCAGTTCCGCCGATTTGTTTTTTTGATTTGTTATAAAGTGGGAATTTTTTAATCCCATTGAGCATTGAACGCCTTCTACAACTTGTAAACTACATTCAGGTTCTGATGATGTTTCCATCATTACAATTCCGGTATTGCCAACAGATCTAAAAGCATCACCAACTAATTTACCTAGTTCAGGATCATTGTTAGTTGAAATTGTTGCAATTTGATTTAACATTTCATCGTCGACTTTTATTGCCATATCTTCGAGATATTCAATAACTTTATCAACTGCTTTATTAATACCTTCTTTTATTTGCCTAGCATTAGGATTTTCTATAGCGTAAGCATTCTTTAAAATTGCATGAGCTAATACTGTTGCGGTTGTTGTACCATCTCCAGCTTCTCTTACTGTTTTTCTAGCTGCTTCTTTTAATAATGTAGCGCCCATATTTTCAACAGGGTCTAATAATATAATGGAATCAGCAACTGAAACCCCATCTTTTGTAATTACTGGACGACCATTTCCGTCTTCCAGCAAAACACATTTACCACTTGCTCCTAATGTTGAGCTAACTGCTTTAGCTAGTTTTTCTATACCGGTAAATACTTTATCACTCGCTTCTTTCCCAAAGCTTAAGTTTTTGACTATTGCGTCTGACATAATTTTATTTGATTAAATTGATATAACTTATATATCACCTGCTTTTTAGGACTTTTACTTTCCTTGGCCTCTATATGCTTTTTTATATAGCTTAGAGGTTTTTAATTTAGATGATTTTGTTTTTGCATGAACACCTGGTCTTGAAATGTCTTTTACAATAACTTTAGCAACGACAGTCTGTTTCGCCATAATTGATATAATATTAATATTAATAAAAGTAACCATAGGATCCAAGAATAATCTGCCTTCTTATCTATAGTTTTATTTTTACCAGAAACTTTCTCTGTTTTATTTACTTTAATAGTTGCTACGGAGTCCATACGCTTATTATTAGACTCTGTTTTGTTATTTGTATATAAAGTATTAGCTTTATTTTTTTTTATCTTTAAAACAACGTTTTTATAAACTTTGCCGTCTACCACAATTTCTTTGCATGTATCAATTGGCGTAATAGTTATCTCACTATTATCAATTGTTGTAACTATATTTGTAGAATCCGTTTTTTGTTTTGTTTCTATAGTTGTAACCGCAATTTTTGTTTCGGCCACACTGTCCTTTTTTATATCAAGTTTATCTACTTGAACTTTCCTGCTTCCGCAAGATGTTAATACAATTAAAAATAATAATATAAAATTTTTCATTACGATAATATAGTTAGTGATATTTCTTTAGCTGCTTGCATTTTTTTAAATAACTTTTCAAATGCTTTTCTTGATTGGCCAACATAGTTGGCTCCTCTTGTTTGCCCAACAAGTATACAACCTTCTGTATCATGATTAGTGTTGCCACTATGTATACGAACTCCTTCAAAGTTTGGTACATTTAATAATAAAGGTAATAATCTTTTGAACCTATTAGATTGATTGATTATAACTTTATAAGTTCCCTTTGGAATTGCTGTTTCGTTTTTAATCTTTACCGGTCTTTCTGTATCCTCTAGCGTGTAACATTGGAAAATACCATCCACCAATAGTTCACCTATTGTAGATGTATTAGTCTTGTGTAGTCTCTTTACTGTTATCTGCATTTTTATTTCCTTTTATTTTAATTATTAACCAGTCGTATATTTTCATTGAGGTATATATTATTGATATTAACAATAATAATATTTTTAGTGTATCTTCCAAATTCGTAAGACTCATTATAAGTGTTAAAGCATTTAAAGAATAAACGCGTAGGCTACATTGATCCATTATCTCTTCAGTTTATTAACAATGTCCGTAAATCCTTGAATTCCTATGTATGCTGTAGATATAATAACCCAATCAGATGAGGTTAAATATCCTGAGAATAATCCCGTGCATGCTACTATAAAAACAGATAGTTTTCTACTTATCCATTTATTTAATAATAAATCTAATTGTTCTTTACTCATTTTCTTCATTTGTATAAGGTTGTTTATCATACCATGTCCATCCATCTATTGGATATTCATAAGTATCTTTTTCTTCTTTTAATAATGTATAATCAGGTGCATACACAAAGTTAGGTGCATATTCCCAAATTAAATCTTCGTTTTGTCTGTAAAATCCTTCCATATTATCCTGTTATTGTCCAACCTCTTGACGTTAATACTAATCTATCTGCTGCTGTTAAACCCGCTGCTCCTGTGCAACTTGTTATATTTATTGTTTTACTCACTACGTTACCTTGTGCTGCTATATCAGCAAATAATGTATTCAACGCAGCAGTTGATAAATCACAAAAAGAAACATTTATTTGTGGCGATGCACCTGTCCATTGACCTGCTGATGCATTTAACAATCTTAATGAATTTAATTTATTAAAGTTTGTTGTTGTGCTAGTTCCGTTTAATCTTAATACTGAAAAAGGACAGCTATAACTTAAAGAAGTTATTAAATTTGAAAATAATGTCGAAGATCCCCCATTTAAAGATGAAACTAATGGGGTTGCTGTTAAACTTCCAATTCTATTTAAATTATTTATTGTTGTTAAATTTCCACATTCCGATAACATATTGTCTATTGAATTTACTAACGAAGTTTGTGTAGTCGGTAGAGTCACAGTTCTTAAACTAGAGCATTGTTGGAATGAATTTGCAAAAGTTGTAGTGTTTGTAGATATTGTATTTGGAAATAATAAAGTAGTTAATGATGTACAAAGTTGAAATGTAAAACCAAAATCACTACAAGCATTCATACTAGTTGGCAAAGTTAATGATGTTAAACTATAACAATTTGAAAAACCTCCATTTATTGTTGTTACTGAGTTCATAGTACTTGGAAATTGTATTGAACTTAATCTAAAACAAGATGCAAATACAGCACTTAAATTATTTACAATATTTAAACTAGTTGGCAATACTACATTTTCTAATTTTTGACAACCGCTAAAAGTCCCGGCCATTGAAATACAACTATTTTGAGCATTATTCGGTAATGTTATTGATGTAGCACTCCAACAAGAATCGAAAGTAGCTGACAAAGTTTGAATTATCCATCCACTAGGTATTGTTATTGAACGTAATGAAATACAAGTTTGAAATGTAGAACTCAAATTTATAGTTGCACCAACAGTTGTTGGAAAAGTTATTGAATTTAATAAAAAGCAATTTGCAAATGTACTCTGCATTGTTGTTAAATTCGGGCAAGGAGACTGAAAAATTATATTTGTTATACTACTACAACTTGAAAATGTTGAGGATAATGTTGATGCATTGAAATTTATTGGAAATATTATATTTTTTAAATTTGTGCAACTTGCAAATAAACTAGCTGCGTTATAAATTGCATTTGAAGAACAAGAAGACGGAAAATATACATTTTGTAAATTCCAACAATTTGAAAAAAATGAGGAAATATTTACTGCTGTTCCTGCTGAAACAGGACTTGGCATTGATGTAAATCTAATCCATTGTAAAGAAATACAATAAAAAAAGCTAGTAGTTGCTGTAACTAATAAATTTATACTAGGTAAAGTAATATTCTTTAATGAAAAACAACTTCTACACATATCTGTCATTATAGTACAAACATTTAAGGTTGTAGGAAATGAAATTGTTCTTAAATTTGTGCAAGTATTAAAAGCCCCTGATAATGTTGTAATTAATGTTGAATTACTTGGCAATATTATATCTCTTAAATTAACACAATTTCTAAAAGTATTAAAAAAAGTTGTTAGTGAACTTGCCGAAGTTGGCATAATAACTACATATAAATTAGGACAATTCAAAAACATACTATCCATTTGATTTGTCCAACTTACTGTATTTGGTAGTTTTACATATTCTAATAATTGGAATGACCCTGTGCTATTTGGTTGAGCAGCTAATGAATTAAAATAATAAGTAAAAAATGTATTATTATTACAAGTATTATTACCAAAATATGCCTCTAATAAACCTATATTGTAATAAGAGCTACCACCTGTAACACTGAAATTTGAGATATGTTTTGCATTTGTAATTACGCAAGTTGCGTCTCCGTATATTCTAATCTTAAATGTATTGTAACCTCTTGAACAAGGTGTTCCGCCCGTTGAATAAACGTGATTTGTAGTTGTTGAAGCTGTAGTTGAAATTGTATCAGTTACTCCATCTCCCCAATCAATGTATATATTACCCGATGTACGAGTAAATGTAGTTGTTATCGCAAATGCTTTAGCTCCTGTATCAGCAACTAAAAATTGAACCTCGTTAGGGGTATCAGTTATAGTTATCCAATCAGCAGGTCTTACCCAATCAACAGGTGTTGGAATAGGTGCAATTGTATTTATTAATGCGTTAAATGCCATTAGATTTAAGTTGTTTGTGTTATTACTATATCCACAGTCATATTTGCTTGTGGAGGAAATTGTGAGTAGAATGTAGCTACTCCTGCTGCTACTGCAACAAATGGAAGTACTTGAGCGTTATATGCTGTTAAGTAGCTTGCGTTTTGAGGTGTTACTGAAACATCGCAAGTAGTTGTTACATTAACATTACTAAATGCGTATGTATAATAACTTCCTACTAATGTCCAAGAGCCAACTGCTAAAGTTTGCGATGTAAGTTTAACGGGGGTTGAACCTCCCCCACCACCACTATATTGTGGAATATTTAACGTATTACCAACTAATGTAGCAGGACCACTTGTTCCTGTAGTTGTTAATGTTAATGTATTTTGTTTCCCGTCTAATTGCGTTTGTATCGCGGACGTTACTCCTTTTACGTAAGTTAATTCTGTTAAACTTGGATAACCGCCTGAAGTGTTTAACCCAGTTAATACCCCGGTACCACTAATACTAGCAATAGTATTGGCAGAAGTATATGAGGCTATTATTCCGGTAGAAAATGTTTTTGCTCCTGCTATAGTTTGAGTTCCTGTTGTAATTACTCCTCTAGCGGTTGCCGAAGCATCCGGTAAATTGAATGTATGTACTGTTCCAACAGAACTAATAGTAAAGTCAGTTCCTGTAGTACTTGTAGAAAAAGTTTGGGTTGCTGCTGTTAAACCATTTAAAGACGTTATTGCTGTGCTTAATGGTGTATATCCTAATACAGTTGGTATAGAAGCAGTCTTCCATTGCCCCGGAGAGCCACCGAAATAATATAGAATATCATTTACAGAAGGACTCTGAGCTTGTACATTATGTAATTCATCTAATTCATATCCGTTCTGTACTCTTACATACCATCTTCCTGCTGAACCATTACTTGCTGTTGTAACAACTCCTAAATAAACTAAATGATTAGGTGCATAAGGTTTTACCTTTGTAATGCTTCCAGCTGTTGATCCTAGATATACAGGATCTCCATCAGCCCAAGTCGATGTAGGCAAAATACTAAGCCCATCTAAAAGACCCTGAACTATAATAATACCTTTTTGATTTGTAGCAATAGAAGAAGAAACGACAACTCCAACTGTTTGAGCAGATGTTGAATCTCCCGTATTGTTTGCGAGTTTCACAGTCATTCTATCTCCAGTTCCTCCAAAAGCATAAACAACTTGTCCTTTTGTTATTGTTGATGCATCCGCATTTGTAACATAAGCAAATAAACTATTTGGGGAAGTTCCAATACATTGGAAAATATTAAGAGTAGAATTATAAGTACAAAGCATTTCTCCTCCATCCCATATATCTCCACCAATTAAAGGACCATTGTTGTTCTCATATAATGGCACAGCCCCTAATGCATTTATATTTAAAGTAGCACCTGTAGTGTTACCATTTGTAAATCTAATTAAATAAGCATCTCCATCTGCATAAGAGCTTACTCCAGTTATAGTTGCAGCATAAGTATCTGTTCCTGTGGCTGTCGCATGAGGTATACTTCCTCCGGTTGAGGTAGCCGATAAAGTACCACCAGATAAGGTTAATCCTGATCCAACAGTAATTTCTTCCATTACACCTGTTCCCGCAGTACTTCTACCAATAAGTTTATTAGTGGACATTGACGTGGATATAGTAGGGGTGTTACCTCCAGTTGATGTTATTGGTCCTGTTGCTCCAACAGATGTAACAGTTCCAACATTCCAAGTTCTATTTGCTGTTAAATCATATGTTGTACCATTAATTGTCAATGTTCTTGAATTTGGAACAAACCCGGTAACAACTGGTATGTCACTTAAAAAAGCAACCGTACCATTTGCGTTTTGGAAAGTATATACATTATTTCCTACACCGCTAAAATTTAACATAGGTGTATATGCACCATTACTAAATCTAACTGCGCCTAGTCCATCATTATAAAATAGAAGTTCATTTGTAACCGCTCCTTTTATAACAACTCCACTATCATAAAACTCTAATGTTCCGTAATCTAGATTATTAGTATCATAACCATATAAAACCCCAATCTTAGCGTTTAATAAAGATACATTACCTGCAGTTAATACTTGGTTTAACGTAGGTGTTGAACTTGTAGGAAAAGTGGCTAATGAGCCATCCCCTCGTACGTATTGAGAAGTTGTTCCGGTTGGTATTGGGAAATATGTAGTAGCCGCAGTAGTGCTTAACAGATAAGGTGATAATGCCAGTGCTGATATAAATGGATTAATCCCATCATCACCATCATTTATTAAATCGCTTGTCTTAGTAGGTATATTACCCCCACTAGATAAAACAAAAGAACTTAAATCATAATATGTGTTTTTTGTAATATTTCCATTGCCTCCTATGAATTGTAAAGTTAATGTATAAAAATTAGGATTAACAGTTACTGTATATCCTATTATTTTATAATGACCAAATGTGCTTGGTTGGTTTTGTTGTGCCAGTAATATTTCACTCCCATTTAAATAATTTAAAAATGCTACAACGTTGGCATTACCTAAATCACTTATAGATACTATTAACTGTGTTATACTAGAAAACAAGGTATTATCCCCTCCGCCTGCCGGGAACGATATAGTTTTAGGTATATTAGGAACCTCAACAAATTGAAATGACAATTGTCCTCCAACTGATACTTTGGAATTAGTATTTAAATAATCTACTACAGTTTGAGCCGTATAGTTAACAGTATTATTACTGCCCGCTTTTGTACCTAAAAATAGGTCTGCGTCTACAACAGAGCTGCTTACTGGATAATAATTACCTATTGCCATTTATTTGTTTTATGGTGTTACTAATGCTATAGTATAAGATACCCAAGCAGTAGTGTTAGTTTTTTCATATATTTTTAATACGGCCGGGTTTGCACATTGCACTTTAAATCCTATCATTGCATTTGGGTATAATGTGTTTAATGTGTTTCCACTTAATGCTACAGCAGTAGGATTACTTACTGTCTTTGTTTCTGCCAAATTGATTATGTCAGCCATATAAAAAGACTTGGTCGGATTACCATCATATGGTCTATCTGGATCAACATGTGTTCCTAATACTAAATCCGTAATTGCTGGTTGTGCTATTGGATAGCTATATAATATTGCCATTTTATTTTTATTAACAATTCCACTTGTCTAATGCAAGTTTTTTTCTCGTTGGTTCTCCATTTGGTTTTTTCAAAGGTCCAGGCATACCCGACATTCTAGCACAAAAAGATTTACGTCTTTTAGCATCTTTACTACCAGGCTTTAATTCAGACGGTTTTTTAGTCACCGCTGTTTGCAATTTACTTCCTGGATTTTCTCTTCTATAACTTGCAACACCTTTAGCGTTTAATCCACCTTTAGGGTCTTTGCCCTCTTTACGTGTCCAAGCTGCAGTTTTTTTCTGCATAACCGGAGTTGCTTTTTTAGCAGCTGCCCCACAAGAACATTTGCCTTTACATTTACATGCCATACCGTATTTTTTTATTTATGATACATTGCTTTTACTAGATCTTCTAGCCCCCATACCAACTTTCTTTTTAGCTGATACTACTTTTGTTTTTTCCGCTTGTGTCATTTGACCCCATGGTTTTGGTGAGTCTTTACTTACCCTAACCGAAGGCCTACAAGCTTTAACACCTTTTCTATCTGGAGATCCACATGGATTACCTTTCTCGTCTGTCCACTTCTCTTTAAACCATCGTTTCAAAGAAGCTCCTTCTGCTGTCTTGCGAACTGCCATTATTTATTTTTTCTGCATTTAGCAATAGCACCACTTGCATAGGCTGAAGGAAAAACTTTATAAGATGCTTTTACTTTTCTATAACAATCATCTTTAAGCATTATGGGTGATTTTTGCTTTACCGGAGATTCAATAACCCCTCTACCAATTAAAACATCCTTGAAAGTAACTTTATTGTCGCCACTCAAATCTTTTAATTTTTTCAAAGGGCCGTGATTACATCCGCATCCATTTCCTTCTCCAATAGTATAACCATTGTTCTTGCTTACACCCAAACCTTGTGGGCCTATACCTTTTCCGTACATATTACTTTATTTTATAATGTTTACCACTTTCTTTTTTTGTGCCCTCACCTTCATTACCTCTATTCTGTTTAACAGATTCAAATCTACCATCTTCATGGTCATAGTCCATACCTTTCTTACCAGGATTCTTACGATGCATTCTCTGTGCATGTGCCTTTTTTGCCGTTCTATCGTCCGTCTTAGCATATGCCAAATCTCTTTCCGCTTTAGCCTTAGCCGCTTTAGGAGATAGTTTCTGCTTCAATAAAGGCGACTGTATGCCTAAATGGTATTCCATAATCTAATACTTTAATATAGTTTATACAATCACGCATAGTTAGTAAATCTTACAGTGCGACATTAGCCTGCTATTTATTTAATATAACTACCTAACGTCACACTTTTAAAAAAAATATTATAAAAAATTTTTTGAAAAAAAATATTAGCATAGGGGAAATAATAAAAATGTTATAACAAATATATAAGGAAGGGGCTATGCACTATTTTCAAGCTGCCCTGCTGATTTGGAAAACGGTTTTGAATTTGCCGGGTCCCCCGACTTTTCGGATTCCGTACGGCATGGTTTGAGCCACGTGACGATTTACGTGAAAGTTTCGGGAATTGTTTGGAGATTCGGATGTGTGCCGTGTCGTGTGCCGTGTGTCGTGTCGTGTCGTGCGCCGTGCTCGGCGTTGTGTGTGTTGCTTGCCGTTGCCGTTGCCGATACGCGGAGTGTGGCAACACGCGGAGCGTGTAT